CGAAACCATAACCTCATGTTTTGTCATAACTTATGTCCTTTCACATATGCCTGTATCGCTCTAGTATAGTCATCTATTCTCGTAGCTTTCATTTTCTTTTCCCATTCAGCAGTGGCAAGGGGGTGTCTGGCGGTGCTGTATTTCAAATGTCTGCCGGTTACTACCTTGCTTTCACCATGTCTGGCATACGGACTTCCGGTTATTCTAGATACCATCACCAGTCCTTCGTGTTGGAAGTTGGCGTACGGGCTTGCATAATGCACAATCCCGACATTCCCTTCTACGTAAGTCCTGGCATTGGCCGCCAGTACCAGATTCTTTGCCGGCACAAACGGTTCCATCAGGCGCTTGGCTTCGGTCGCCATGAAGAGGAGCGTCTTCTTTCCTCCAGTTGCTTCTTGTACAATGCTCGGGATTGGTTTATTCCAGTGGAATTCTACGTTCGACATTTAACCACCTACTCTGTAATGTTTTCCTCTCAGGTGCGATGTATTATCTGAGAAAGCGGTAATCTGAAATGCCTCCGGTTTCTGTCTTGCCAGTAGCTCTGAGGCTGTATTTGGCATTTTCCCAGTTATTTCTTCCATGCATGCATCTTTTACCACTATATCTCCCGGATTCAGGGTGAAGCTGTTACCAGCACCTTTGGTTTTAGCAAATTCTCGGTAGGGAAGATAATTCGGTGATTCTGGTATCCTAGCAACGTATGTACCTGCCATTTTTGCCGTCTTTCCATCATCGATCTTTGTCTGGGACAGCTTATAGAAACAGTTTTCAAGAACTGTCCGCTTCCAGATATCCTTTCCATCTTCCGTATCCGCTCCTTTGATCCGGTTGTACACCGTAATCGTCTGGTTATAATTCGGATTCATTAATCCACCCCCAGATACATCAAGCCTGTGTTTCCTAAGTGTTTCTCTATAATCTCCCTGATCTTCTTACGCTTTCCTTCTTCCGTATAGACAGAGCGAGACAGGTCATATGTACCTGTCTCTCCGTCGTTTCCATAGGACGCAAGCGGTCCTGGTGCGTCCGATCCGCCGTACTGTTCTGCTTTGAAGATCAGTTCTGCGACGTCGCACACGCAATCTTTTACTTCTTTCGGTGTTTCCATTCTTTTTGCACGATCGAATGTTACTCGGTCAATTTCCTTTTCCGCCTGTTTTTCATAATATCGGAAGGTTGATTCCGGTATATCCGGCTGCCTTCCAAGAAGATAAGACTCTACGTAATATTCATAATCTGCATACTCCATAACGTTTCTCCTATGAAAAATCTACCAGAAGGCTCTCGTCCAGTTCCTTGATTCCGTAGATAATATCAAATGAAATTGTATCTTTCTTAGTTTTCATGTCGTAGCCAAAGACTACTCTTACGGCTAGCCCGTTTGCTGAAGCAATATGAGCTTTTGATGCTCCCATTGGAAGTTCCAGCTGTCTTGTTACCAGCGCGAGTCCGTTTCTGTGGAATCCTAACGCATGTGCCTTGCTGATTACTTTTGCTGCGACTTCTGTTACATCTGTCGGAAGGTTCTGATCCACCTTAATTGTTCCTGCTCCTCCAACCAACGTGACATCTTCCTGTACTGTATAGACATACCCGTTCACGATCAGCTGATCTCCTTCGGCAATCTTTCCTGCTGCCGGTTCTCCCGCCGATACCGTGAACTCAGTTGTATCTTTAGTGCCGGTTACCTTATACCCCGTCACTGTTCCCGGTTTTTCGGCTGCGGAATGAGGGCAGTTCTCTGATGAAAACGTGTCACAAGTATACACCCTTCCTACTTCTGCGTCTCTAAGCGCCTGTGAGTCCCCTGCATAGCACTGTTTCGCAAAATTATCCAATGTGTTGTATTTATATTTGATTTCCGCCGGAAGAATCAATCTTCTGTTCTGAATTGGTGCTTTTGACATATCCAGAGCCTTTCCAACTCCCGCAATGTCTGTCAGTGCTGGTTTTGCAGATACCGTTGCTGTCTTCGCAGCCTTTTCAATACCTACTGCCAACAGGTCCTGATCTACAGCCTGCGCAATAGCCGAAATAGCCGGTGTTACTACCTGCTCAGAGAAATCTTTGATGTCCAGTGTTAACTCTTTTGACGACACATTAACCGTTACATCTCTGAAACGATCCATCTTCACCGTGGTTGATCCTTCTGTGATATCCTGTCCATGTGTTTCTCCTACAAAGTTTTTTGCCACGAATTTCGCAGGCTTTCTGATTGTGATCGTATCACCCACTCTGACAAATTCTTTTGAATAGTCTCTATGGACAAGCCCTGCCATAGTTAACTGGCTTTCCAGTACCATCAAGGCCTCCTGTGCAATGATTTTAGGTGTTAAAATTGTATTTGGCATATTTCTTTATCTCCTTCCTATTTTCCCTGTCTGTAATCTTTGTATTCTTCATACGTCATGTCTTCTAAATTCTTTGAAACTCCCGGAATTTTTCCGCCAGTCGGCGCGATTGGATTATTGATTGGTTCGTTTGAACCAAACATATACTCATTGTCCTTTTTGCACGCCTCAATCGCAGCGGTAATATCTTCTGTCTGATTTTTGCTATCTTTCAGTGTCTCTACATCTAAGAGTGCTCTGATTGCTTTCGCATTCTTACCGCCTGCTGCCGAGATAGCATTGTCGATAAGTGTGCCAAACTTCATTTCTGCAATTTTGTTTTCGTAATCCGTTTTCTGAGTTTCCATGTCATCTGTGAGCTGTTTTACTTTCCCTTGAAGTTCTTCTACATCTACACCTTCGAATCCTTTCAGTGTGTCTGTGGCTGTCTGCAGCTGCTCTTCCAGGGTAGTCTTTGCTGTTTCCATTGCGTCGTAATCTTTTTTGCTTACATATTCTCCGGCATTCAGATCTGCGAGCTTAATCTGCTTGTCTTTGTTTTCCGGATTGTCATTGTACGCTTTGATGATTGATGCAAACTCTTCATACTTGTCACCAAAGATTGCTTTTAAAAACTCCATAATTATTTCCTTTCTTTTTGCATAAAAATAAGACGCATAACCCTGCGTCTCAAAGGGAGATATCTGGATCACCGCCTTCCTAGGCAACAATACTCTTGATTCCATAAGCTAATGCGCTGTCATGCTCAATCGCACAACCTCTTGCATCTTCCCATCCCTGCGCAAAATACGCCACATCTGCTCCTGACAAAAGTTCCAGGGATTTTCCAAGGAACCACAGTGGTTTTGCATCTGTGGGTGCTTCCTGGAAGAAGGAATCAATCACTTCTACCGGTTCACCGATCATTTCTTGCGCAAGCTCAATTGCTTTCTTGCGTTCTGCCAGAATTTCTTCATCTGACTTACCTCTCATAGGCTGACTAATAAATAATTTTTTCACCTTTCTCACCTCCTCGCCTTAAAAATGAGTATAAAAATACCACTAATCTCTGATATGCTCACTGATCAGTGGTATTATTTCATCTCTTCAAATTTTACTCCCGGTTTGCATTCCTCTTCATATGGAGCTTCCAGTACTTCATCTGGTACTCCATTCGGAAACGCCTTGCACTTTATTTCCGTTTCAGATTCCATGCAATGCCTGCATAATACACATTTGGGAAGTGTGAATCTATTTCCTCCTCCAAGGAAGGATGTACTTTTCAATAAGTTTTCTTGACTCATCTGGTATCTTTTCTCCATTTCTATATCTTACAAATGCCTCCGCCAAGCTCTCTCTTCCATCGTGCTCTTTGTCGGCGTATTTAGATATTCCCTTGACAAAACTCTTATATATTTCATCTGTCAGTTTGTCGTAATCTTTCTTGGTCACGCAGTTTTGGAATGGAATAATGTGTGCCATTTCATGCGCAATGTAATCTTCATAGCTTTTTCCCGCCATATAT